GCTGGCTTCAAAGCCCCTGAGCGGCACATGCACTTACACGCTGGGGATATCTCTGTCAACATAGACCTATCATAAGGCCTTGCCCGAATGGGCAAGACATTGTTAGTCAATCCGCTATGGGCTTGCCCAATCGGATTGACATGGGTGCTGGCAATTTTCTGCCAGCGACCATATGATCCAGTCTAGTGGGGGGTCAAAAACTTGCACTGTCCCCCCTCGACCCCGCCCTTCAATCACATTATTGCCACAAAGGTTCTGTAGCATATATGCAATGACTGAGTATATTGATTGGTTCTTTTGGTTATGCGTTGATGCCATAGTTTGGTTAGAGACTATGACAGGCATATCTTATGAGGCGTGGAATTTAATCTTGTTTGTGTTTTTGCAACCTGTTGATTTTGGTGTTTTTCTGCTTATGGATACATGCGAGATTTGTGCGTTGATGTTTTTGTAAGCATTAGCGCATATTGCAACATTGCAAAAATTTTTTAGGCCACAAGGTTCATGTTTTACACACTAGAAGATGTAGAAGCCAAACCACTTCTGAAAGAACACCAGAATTTTTATTTAAAGGGTATTATGAATGCTCTAACGCCAGAGTTTCTTGGTGGCGGTAAGAAGGTATTAACTGAGAAAGATGTTAACGGCGAAACCTTAGAAGTATTGCGCATGATGGGGCAGACATTGTTTCCTGATCTGAAAGATGGTCAGGTAAGCAGGGTTGTCACTTATAGGGACTACAACAAGCTGTTTGGTCTTGACGATGAATCTCTTTCTGCTTCTGAGCTTGCTGAAGCGGAACAAAACATTGCTAGACAGTTGAAGCTTGCGCTTGGTTCTTTTACATTTTCAAAAGTTAATGGGCAATATGTTGTACACGATATATATGATTTTGCTCGTTCTGGTGAAGTAGATACCTTTAGCGAAACAGTTGTGAAGCAGTCACAAACATGGAGTCCATATTTTTACGCCAGATATTTTGGTGAAAAGTTAATGGCAGAGGGCGACCCAAACAACATGAAGGTTCGTATTGTTATTCCTAATGAGCCAGAAATTGTTCCAAATGCTTTTGAGCCTGAGTTTGATGTTGCATCAAAGACTTTCAATCTTGAAGGCCCTATGACACCTAGACGCAAATCTTTGTGGGACACTATATCAGCAACTTTGTTTCAAAGCGCAGAAGCTGAAGAAGCACCACAAGAAGCACCAGCAGAAGTTCAATCTGGCGTTCCATTGCCACCACAGAAGCCACAAGAAGATAAACTATCAATGTCAGTGCCAATACCACCACAGCGGCGTACTTTGGAAGAAGTTGTGGAAGAACGCACAGCTATGAATGGAAACTGAGTTTATGAATTCTTAGATGGCTTAGGAGATTATTATGTGTCTTAATATGATGAACAGAAGTAAATCGCAATCTTCAACAACAACTTCTGTTGCAACACCAGCAAAGAAAAAGAAGCCTACATTGTTAAACCAAAAGGGCGGTGGAAAAGATTTCTCATCTCCTACTTCTGGCGTTGATGTTGGTAATGCTGGTCAAGGTGGGTTTGATTCTTTTGGGAATGCACCTAAATGAGTAAAACACCAGCATGGCAACGCAAAGAGGGACAAGATCCAAAGGGTGGGCTAAATCCCAAAGGTCGCGCCTCTTATCGCACAAAGTCTGGCAAGAAAGGGAATCTAAAAGCACCTGTAAAGGGGGCGGCAGATACACCAGAGAAGTTGAGAAGGAAGGGAAGCTTTCTTGTAAGGATGGGTTCAGCTAAAGGCCCACTTAAAGATGAGAAGGGTAGACCAACCAGATTAAAATTGTCACTTGTGGCTTGGGGTCATAATGGCGATAAAGCAAGTGCAGTTGCTAAAGGCAGAAGGCTTTTAGCTAGATATCAGAAACAAAAGGAAGCAAAGAAAGGAAAGTAATCATGCCGATGGGTAAAGGTACTTATGGTTCAAAGGTAGGTCGTCCAGCAAAGAAGTCAATGCTTACTGGGCAACAAAAAACTTTGCCGAAAGAGTTGCAGAAAAAAATTGTTAAAGCAAAGATGAAAAAGTAATGCCTGTAAACGAAGCTGGTAATTATACAAAACCTAAAATGCGCAAAGCTTTGTTTGAAAGAATTAAGGCTGGCGATAAGGGTGGTAAGTCTGGTCAGTGGTCTGCTCGCAAGGCGCAGATGCTAGCAAAGGCTTATAAAGCTAAAGGTGGCGGTTATACATCATGAAGCCATCACAGAAATCTTTGCGTGCTTGGACAAAACAAAAATGGCGCACTAAGAGCGGCAAACCTTCAACGCAAGGTTCTGAAGCAACTGGTGAGCGTTATTTGCCAGAAGCTGCAATTAAAAATTTATCATCATCTGAATATGCGGCATCGACAGCCGCAAAAAGAAAGGCTATAAAACAGGGTAAACAATTTTCAAAACAACCTGAATCCATAGCTAAAAAGACAAAGAAATATAGATGAGTTTCTTACACACACTTAATAAGCAAGAGCGAGACATGCTTCGCACAATAGTGAAGAAAGTCCACCTTGTTCACCATCCAGAGCAATTTTGTACAGATCGTGAAGCTGATAAAGTTATTGCCGTTATTGGGCCAGAGGTCATTGAACGCATGATTAAATTTGGCAAGGATCACAGAGTTGACCAACTTTAAGTATAAACCAGATGGCGAAGTTCTTAAATCGTTTCTTAAAGATGATTCGTTCTTTCGGGGTCTTCGTGGTCCAGTTGGTTCGGGAAAGTCAGTAGGGTGTTGCATTGAAGTCTTTCGCCGCGCTTTGCAACAGGAAAAAAACTCTGAAGGTGTTCGTAAATCTCGATGGGCAATCATTAGAAATACAAACCCACAGTTAAGAACCACCACAATTAAAACATGGTTAGATTGGTTTCCAGAAGAAACATGGGGCAAGTTTCTATGGTCTGTTCCATATACGCATCACATTAAAAAAGCTGACGTTGACCTAGAGGTTATCTTTCTTGCGCTTGATAGGCCAGAGGATGTAAAAAAACTTTTGTCTCTTGAATTAACTGGCATATGGATCAATGAGGCAAGAGAAATACCAAAGTCAATTATTGATGCGTGTACTATGCGTGTCGGTCGTTTCCCTTCTATGAAAGATGGTGGTTGCACTTGGACAGGTGTGATTGCTGATACTAACGCACCAGAGGAGGATCATTGGTGGCCCATCATGTCAGGCGAAGTTCCAATTCCAGATCACATAACAAAAGAAGAAGCAAGAATGTTGGTAAAACCAGACAATTGGAAGTTCTACACTCAGGCGGCAGGGATGGTAGAAGAGAAGGACGAAGAGGGGAATATCATAGGATATTTGCGAAACGCGAACGCAGAAAACGCAAGCAATATGAGGGAAGACTACTACAAGAACATCGTAATGGGGAAGACGAAAAGTTGGATAGATGTATATGTGATGAACCGCCTTGGAAGTATCAAAGACGGTAAACCTGTGTACCCAATGTTTGCAAGCGATGTGCATGTAGCAAGAGAAGAAATACCTGTTGCCGCCAATGTTCCTATCTATGTTGGGCTTGATTTCGGTCTAACCCCTGCTGGCGTTATCGGACAAAAAGTTAGGGGGCGTTGGCTTATACTTCAAGAGTTAGTTGCTTTTGATATGGGTATTGTGAAGTTTAGCGAATTGCTTAGATTGGAATTAGCTACACGTTATCCAACAAATGAGGTAATTATATTTGGCGACCCTGCTGGTGACTTTCGTGCGCAGACAGATGAATCAACACCATTTCAAATATTAAGAGGTGCTGGATTAAATGCTCGCCCTGCACCATCAAATGATGTTACATTGCGCTTGGAATCTGTATCTGCACCTCTAGGAAGAATGGTTGATGGTCACTCTGGCTTGTTAATTGATCCAAGGTGCAAAACAATTATCAAAGGTTTTGAGGGTGGATACCAATACAGAAGAATGCAAGTATCTGGCGAAAGGTATGATGATAAGCCAGAAAAGAATCATTTTTCACACATACATGACGCATTACAATATCTAATGCTTGGCAGTGGAGAGGGTAGAGCAATATTAAGGAATCAGGCCATCACACCAAAACCTTTTCAAGCTGGCAGAAACTTTGATGTCTTTACTCGCCAACCTAAAAAAAGACGACAAGGTTTATGGTCTAAAATGTAATTTGTGCGTTGATATGCATAAATGCATTGTGTAGTTGTTTTACAAAGGAGATTTGTTATGTGTTTAGGTAGTGGCCCAAGAACTCCCTCTGTTGATCCAAATGTTGCAATTGAGCGTGAAAATCAAGAGCGTATGGAGCAACAAAAAAAAATGGAAGCAAAAGCAAAAGCCCTTGAGGAAACAGTTGCTAAAAAGAAAAAAGGTTCTGGCGGCATGTCTTTGCTTACAGGGTCTAAAGGTGGCATAGGCTATATTGACGAGACGCTTTAATGCATAAAACAGCGCAACAACTTCTTTCTATGTATGATCGCGCCAAATCTCAGCGAGCATTATTTGAGCCATTGTTTGATGAGTGTTATGAATACGCTCTTCCAATGAGGCAGAGTTTTTATTCTGAAACCCCTGGGCAACGCAGAGATGATCGTATCTTTGATGAAACTGCCGTTGTTGGCGTTCAAGAATTTGCATCAAGATTGCAGTCTGGATTAGTGCCAAACTTTGCTAGGTGGGCAGACTTAATTGCTGGATCTGAGATTCCAAAAGATCAAGCTGACGATGTTAATAATCAGTTAGATGAGGTCACAGAATATGTATTTGAGGTTTTGCAAAACTCTAACTTTGGGCAAGAGGTACATGAAAGCTTTATGGACTTGGCTGTTGGCACAGGTGTCTTGCTTGCGCAAGAAGGTGATGCAATACAGCCGATTCGTTTTAACGCGATACCGCTTCCGTCTGTCGTGCTGGACACTGGTGTCGACGACAAAATTGACCATGTTTATAGAGAAAGAAATCTCAAGGTTTCGGAGATTCTTATTGCGTATCCGAAGGCGACACTTTCCGAAAAACTAATGCGAATGATGCAAACCGCACCTGATTCCAAAGTTAGGTTGATTGAAGTGGTTTGTAAAAATTATGAAAAAATTAACGAAGAAAAACATGATTTCTTTGTTATTGATGCAGAGAATCAAGATATTATTTTCTTTGAGCAGTTTAAAGGTGTTGGCTCAAACCCATATATTTGTTTCCGTTGGTCTAAAGCATCTGGTGAAATTTATGGCAGAGGTCCACTTGTCAATGCNCTTAGTGCAATTAAAACAACCAACCTTACTATTGAGTTGATTCTTGAAAATGCACAGATGTCTATATCTGGCGTTTATCAAATGGATGATGATGGCGTTATAAATACTGACACTATTAATCTAGTCCCAGGGACTATTATTCCAAAAGCAGTAGGATCTGCTGGTTTACAACCAATACGTTCTGCTGGCGACTTTAATGTTGCTAATCTTATCCTTGGTGATATGCGTAATAATATTAAACGTGCATTATACAATGATATGCTTGGCGACCCAAACAGAACACCAGCATCTGCTACTGAAGTTGCAGAAAGAATGGCTGATCTTTCAAGAAGAATTGGTTCTGCTTTTGGCAGATTGCAAGCTGAAATGGTGCAACCAATCTTGCAAAGAGTAGTTTACATTCTTAAAAAACAAGGTAGAATCGAGATTCCAACAATCAATGGAAGAGAAGTAAAAGTTAAATCTGTGTCTCCTTTAGCGCAAGCACAAGCTAATCAAGACATTGCTTCTGTTTCAAGGTTTATTGGTTTGGTTGCAAATACATTTGGGCCAGCTACTTTGAATTTATTAATTAGTTCAGAAGATGTTGCTGTTTATCTTGCTAAGAAGTTTGGCGTTCCAGATAACTTGGTTAGAGATTCTTTTGAAAGACAGCAGATGATCCAAATGGCACAACAGTTACAACAAGCACAACAAACAGGTGAAATGCCAGATGTCACGACACTTGGGTCTTGACGGTTTTGAAAGAGTAAAATCTGAAGAAGATAAAATCTCTCAAAACTTTACAACATTGTTCAGAACGCCAACAGGCGAAGCTATCCTTAAATATTTACGCTCAATAACAATTGAAGCCGTTAATGGGCCAGCCGTTTCTAATGATGCTTTGCGTCATCAGGAAGGGCAAAGGTATCTTGTTGGCTTAATTGAAAGACGTATTGTTCACGGAGAAAAGGTGAGATCAAATGGAAAGTGAAAACCAAGCAGTAGAAACGCAATCTGAAGAGGCGGTATCTGAACGTCCAGAATGGTTGCCAGAAAAATTTAAGTCGCCAGAAGAATTGGCAAACTCTTATGCTTCTCTTGAGCAACGTATGGGGCAGGGTGAGGAAGCACTGCGTAATAAGTTAATTGAAGAATTTGAAGCGGCGGCTGTTGAAAACAGACCAGCTTCAGTTGGTGATTATCAATTGCCAGAATCAATTGATCCAGAGTTGGCAACAGACAATGATTTGTTTAATTGGTGGGCTAATCATGCATTTGAAAATGCATACTCACAAGAAGAGTTTGAGGCTGGCATTGCCAAATATGCAGAATTTATTCAAGCAACTCAGCCAGATCTTGATGCAGAAAAGCAGAAGCTTGGTGATAATGCAGATGCAAGAATTGAAGCTGTTGATCTTTGGTCAAACAAATTTTTTCCAGAAGAATACAAAGAAGCTGTACTTCAAATTGGTTCAACAGCAAAAGGCATTGAGGCTTTAGAATTTATTATGCAAAAAATGGGTTCAGCGTCTCCTAGCGATGATTCAAAAATTCTACCGCAAACATCTGAAAAAGATCTGCGTTCTATGATGATGGACGATAGATATTGGAATCCAGCAAAGAGAGATCCATCATATGTACAAAAAGTCCAAGAAGGTTTTTCCAAACTCTACCGCTAATGCATTTCATGAAGACGGTGATGTAAAAATATTAAAAGCAACAAGCGAACATGCTTCTTATTTACAACATCGTCTTCGCTCTACTGACATAAGAGAGTGCATGATTCATGGTTCAAGCCCTTGGAGAGCCTTGCATGAGCCGCTTGCAAATCCAGATGCTATAACATGGACAGGTCTTTATAAAGATGAACCTGTTTGCATGTTTGGTTTATCTCCTATTTTATCACATTCTGAAATAAACTGCGGCATTGTTTGGATGTTGGGGTCAAATGTAATTGATGAGAACCCTCTAAAATTTGTTAGAGTTTCTATTANTATGGTTAATTACATGATATCTCTTTATGATACTATTGAAAATGTAGTTCCTTTAGATCATGAGCATACAATTAAGTGGCTGTGTTCATTAGGCTTTATGTTTGCGGAAGAACCAACAATCATAAATGGCTTCTCTTGTTTACGTTTTGTGCGTTGCACAGATTCAATTACCGTGAGATTCCAGTAATATACAGCCTGTTTCTAACGGACAGCCCCATAGGGATAACTGGTTGAAGAGCGAAACGGACAACTGTGCTTTGTAGTGAAACTTTCTTTTTAGGAGCTTAAGATGGCTAATACTATTGACCAAGCCTTTATTAAGCAGTTCGAGACTGAAGTTCACATGGCTTACCAACGCATGGGTTCGAAACTTCGCAACACTGTGCGTACTGTAGGTAATGTGCGCGGAAACATTGTACGTTTCCAAAAAATCGGTGCTGGTTCTGCTTCAACCAAGTCGCGTAATGGCGACATTACTAGCATGGAGCTAGTCCACACTAATGTAGAAGCAACAATGTCTGACTTCTACGCCGCAGAATACATCGACAAACTCGATGAGTTGAAGACCAACATTGATGAGCGTCAAGCTGTTGCTATGTCAGCCGCCGCCGCTCTTGGTCGTAAGACTGATGAGTTGTTGATTACTGCTATGGATGCTGGCGCAAACGCAACTCAAATTCATAATACTAGCTCTGCACTTGAAAAAGCAGATCTTCTTTCTGTATTTGAAACTTTTGGTGCGGCAGACATTCCAGAAGACGGTGGACGCTACATTGCCATGAATCCAAAAGGATATGCTGATTTGTTTGCAATTACTGAGTTTGCTTCAAGCGACTTTGTTGGCGAACAAAATCTGCCATATGCTGGCGGCATGACAATGAAAGAGTTCCTTGGCTTCAAGATTTTCTCAACTTCAGCCGTTACTGCTGGTAAGAATATGGCTTACCACACAACTGCTGTTGGTCTTGGGATCAACTCTGATGTTGCCACTGAAATCAACTATGTGCCGCAAAAAGCGTCACACCTTGCAACTTCCATGATGTCCATGGGTGCTGTTGTCATTGATGACAATGGTGTCTATGAAGTCTTGGATAACAACACATAAGGAGGAATAAATGGCTTATTCTGCTTCTGGCCTGACTAATATGGCTTCTGGTGGTGGCTACAATATGTGGTTTTATTCCTCTGTAGACGCACTAAGTGTTGTTCGTGCATCAGGTTACTTTAACAATGCGGCTAGCATGATGAATGTTGGCGATGTTGTTTTTGTTTACGATAACAATGCACCAACACTTGGCATTTCTGTTGTGCTTTCTAATGATGGAAGCACAGTAGATATTGCTGATGGTACTGCAATCACAGTTACTGACACTGACTAAAGAGAGGGGGGAGGGGCAACCCTCCCCTTACTCATATGCCATCCACAGTAGCTAACTCAGGTTTAGATATATCATCAAGAGCCTTAATTTTAATTGGGGCTGATCCTATCACTTCTTTTGACAGTGATAGCACAGAGGCACTTGTGGCCGCAAATCTGTATGAAGATAGTGTGCGCACCGCTTTATGTGCATCACGCTGGAGATTTGCCACAAATCAAAGCGTGTTAAATAGATTAACAGATATACCAACAGGCCGTTTTAATTTTGCATATCAATTGCCATCTGGCTTTCTTATGCCTCATGCCGCAACTGTAAATGATCTTTTGATTGAGTATAGAATATATGGCAATAAATTATATTCAGATACATCTGAGGCTGATCAAGTTGTTTTAGATTATACTTTTAGGGCGTTCGAGGTTGATTTTCCAAGTTACTTTACGCTTGCTGTTGAGTATGCGCTAGCTAGTTCTTTTGCGCTTGGCATTGCAAGAGATGAGCAACTTTCTATGATGATGGAAAAAAAGGCTCAACAATTAATGCAACAAGCTAAAACTCTTGATTCACAACAGCAGACATCAAGAAAGCTTGTAACATCGAGGTTCATCTCCGAAAGGAGAAGTTGATGGCTCGAATTAAGATTCCTTTAAATGACTTCTCTTTTGGCGAAGTTAGTCCTTCTTTACGCTCAAGAACAGATTCTAATGTTTACACTCGCGCTGGTGAAACAGTTAGAAACTTTTTTGTTCGCGCAGAGGGTGGTGTTATTAGAAGACCTGGGACAAAGTTAATTGATTCTTTTTCTCAAGTCTACAACAGTTCTCTTACGCAACAAATTAGAATAGAACCATTTATCTTTTCAGAAGATGAAAAATATATTGTTGCTATATCTAGCGGTCAGTTTGAAATATTTAGAATACCTTTGTCTGGCTCTATAACTAAAGTAGCTACAGTCACACAAGATGTTGACACTAACGCTATCCCTATTGACAATACAAATATTAATCAAGTCACGTTTGCTCAACGTGGCGACTTTATGTTTTTTACACACCAAGACTTTCTTTGCAGAATGTTGGTTCGTACAGGCTTAACAAGTTTTGAGGTGCGTGTTTTTGCATTTGATCAATCTTTAGATGGCAATAGAGTTTATCAACCATATTATAATTTTCAACCTAATGGTGTTACTATTTCTGCTAGCGCAACCACTGGATCTGGCGTTACATTAACATCTAGCGCAGACTATTTTGTTAGCGATCATGTTGGAACAAGAATATTAATTGATCAAACAGAAGCATTAATTACTGCTTATACAAATGCAACAACAGTTACAGCAACAATCCAAGGCACGCTAAAAACGCAATTAGGTGTTGATGCTTTAAGAACAAAGAATGGCACAAACATAATAGAAGTTACGCACCCTCTTCATGGATTATCTGCTGGCGCATCTATTGTTATTGCTGAAGCCGCAGGGTTAGGTGGCATTGCCGCAAGTAATGTCAATGGCACATTTACAATAAACAGAGTTATTGATGAAAATCGCTATGATTACGATTGTGGTCATAGTGCCAGTGCAACTATTGATGGTGGCGGTTCACCCACAGTAGAATCTTCTGCCGCTACAACTAACTGGTTTGAGCAATCATATTCGTCCCTGAGAGGCTTCCCAGCGGCTATTACGTTCCATGAAGATAGATTGTGGTTTGGCGGCACTCAAAGCCAGCCTGACGGCATCTGGGGGTCAAAGACAGGGTTTTATTTTAACTTTGACATTGGCGATGCTGAAGAAGATGATGCGCTTGATCTTGATGCAAACATTGGTGTCAATAACACAATAAGACATCTTGTATCAAATCGTGATCTACAAGTGTTTGCTTCTGAGCAAGAGTTTTATATTCCAGCATTTTCTGATAGCGGTGTAACGCCAGCTAATGCGAAGATATCGTCACAGACACCATATGGTACAGGTTATGTTAGGCCACAATCTTTGGATGGTTCTACATTGTTTGTTCAAGCTACAGGTACTGCGGTAAGGGATTATGTGTATTCTGATGCTGAAGGTGCTTATGTTGGTAATATGGTTTCTTTGTTATCTAACCATTTAATAAGTAATCCAATTCAATTAGCTACAGTTAAAGGCTCTTTGGACAGGCCAGGGAATTATGCGTTCTTTCTTATGGATAATGGAAAGATTGGTGTATATTATCAAGTTAGAAATGAAAACAAAGCAGGGTGGATGAATTGGGAAACTGAAGGACGTTTCCATAGCATCTGTTCAGTTAATGAAGATTTGTTTTGCGTAACAGTAAGGGATGATGGTTCTGGCACAGATAAGTTATTTCTTGAACAGTTTGATAAAGATTTACTTATGGATTTCTCGAATGAGTTTTCCGGAGTTGCTGGTGTATTCGATGTTAGCAGTCATTTTGCAAATGACGCTGTTGTTGATGTTGTTGACGGCACAGAATATCTTGGTGAATTTACAGTTTCTGGCGGCGAAGTTGATGTGAGTGCCGTTAAAGAATCAACGTCTGTTCAGATTGGTTATAAGTTTATTCCTGTTTTAAAAACATTGCCGTTAGATGCGGCTGTTGTGGGGGGGCCGCTAACTGGCAGACCCAGAAAAATTACTTTGATAACATTAGATCTTGAGGATACATTAAGTGTATCTGTTAATGGAACAAATCTTATTGTCAGAAATGTTACTTTTGATCCTTCTTTACCAAGGGTTGCGGTAAGCGGTAAAAAAGAATTTAGGGCTTTAGGATATAGCAAAGATCCAAGAGTAACTATATCTCAGATTGCTCCATTGGATTTGCAAGTTAATGGTATGATAGTAGAGGTGGCGTTCTAATGTGTATTCCAGCAGTAGCGGCAAGCGGTTCATCGGCGGCAGGCTTACAGTTAATTGGATCTGCCGTTAGTGCTATGGGCAGTATCCAAGCAGGGCAAGCTGAAAGAAAACGGCAAGCTATGATAGCCCAGCAATATGAAGAAAACGCTAAGATGGAAAAACTTAGCGCATTGCAGGATCATAATAAAAGGCTTCAGAATGCTAGAGCCTTTCAGTCTGCGGCTAATGTTGCTAGAGCATTTAATAATAGAGCTGCATCTGATCGCTCTTTTGAAGCAATACAAAGATCTACGATGAAAGAAACAAGAAGGATATAAGAAGGGCAAGACTGCAAAGTTTATCTGCGCAAGAACGTATGAGATTTGCGGCGGCAGATGCTAGGTTTGCTGGTCAAATGGCATCAAGGCAGGGCATGATAAGTGCTTTTGGTACTGTTGCTAATGGCATATATAGATATTCACAAGTTACTCCACCATCTGGAGACTAATTAAATGGCTGAAATTAAAAGATACATATCACAAGGAAACTTTAACAAGCCTATTGGTGTTGTTACGCCTTCTTCTGCTGGCGTTAGAGCGGCGCAAAGTGTTGCGTCTACCTTTAATGATTTTTCAGATATGTTCTATAGGGCCGCAGTTATCGAGCAAGAAAAAGTTGGCAGGGAAGCTGGCATGAAGTTTCGTGTCAGGGATGCTGATCAAAAGTTAAATATAAAATCAGTTCCAAAAAATTTATCTCCTGTGGCTTTGTCAGTTGCAGAACCTATCATTGATAAAAGATATCAGAATGAATTTTTAATTGATGCTAAAAACAGAGCGGCTGTTTTGCGCAAACAACATGAAGGCAATCCAGATGCTTTTCAAACTGCATACACCGCCTACATAGATGAAACCGCAAAAGAAGCTGGCAAGTATGGTAATTTTGTTCGTGATTTAGGTGGCTCATTGCTGGCTGAAAATGTTGCTGGCGCAACTATAGAGCGTTTAGAACTTGAAGATAAACAAGCATATCTTAATGAATACAACCTTATCGTAGATACTATGGATGAGGTAGAACAACATTTTTCAAATGGCAATTATGGTTTGGGTGCGGCAAACTGGGGTTCTGTTGAAAGAATGATTGATGAGCTTGCTGTTGAACATGCTGACAGAATTAGCGCAACAACCATTCCTAATCTTAAAAAACAACTTACTCGTAAAGCACTTAATGGTCAGGTTCGTGAAATGGCTAGTAGTGTGCAAGAAGTTGTTGGTAATAAAATTGATCCTACCGCTAAAACAAGTTATGAGATTGATGCCTTAAATGCTATGGAAATGGCTTTAAGACAAAATTCTTTTTCTGGAATATCTGAACAAAATAAAGCAATTCTTAATCAAATTGGTTTTGATGAAGAGTGGCTTAAAGCAATTGACAGTCAAGAAACAAGAGACATTCTTGCTGGCGATATCTCTGCCATAGAAGGCAATACTCAAGAAATATACAACGCACAAATAGACGATAGATTATTGCAGTCAATCGCTGATGATCTATCTCGCGGCAACAGCATCTCGAAGAGTAATGGTGACTTCTTATTTAAAAAAGCTGGTATTTCAAACGGTTATGATTTTTTAAATAACATTGATGCGGTGCTACAGGGTGATGCAGAATCTCTTTATCATGTCATGTTTAGAACAAACTCTGAACTACCTGACGCTGTGCAAGGACTTTTTGAAGATCCAAACCTATTAGCCTCTGCTGTTAATCAGGGTAAACTAGATGTTGTGTTAGATCTTTATTCACAATCTACTACTAGGTTTGTGGATGGTCAGGTTCAATTTGTTCCTCGTGGTTTGGATAATGAGGCCGTTACTTTAATGGAATCATTAAGGGCGTATAGAACTGCTGGTATTGGTGATACGCAAGAGTTTTTTCAAAACCTTCAGCGCATTCAAAGAATGCCAGCAGATGCAAGAAAAGCAGAATTAGATGCTCAACTTGGATCATCATCTTACAACAAAGTAACTATACAAGACTTTATTACAGATAATGTTGACCCAGAAAACATTGAGCAAAGAGAATTTTATTCTGCGTTTGCAGAAGAATTGGTTCTTATTCATGGCAAGAAAAAGGCAAAACAAATATTAAGAAACTCATATGATAATTTGTTTGTAACATCTGATGTTGTTTATGGTGATCAAAAAACTCTTTACGATCCAAAGACTATTTATTCTGATTCAGATGACTACAATGCGTTTGAGTTTGCTGTTGATATGAAATTAGATTTAGCAAGCAACGCTAACAAACAATATAAGTTTGGAGATAATGCATTTCTTGTCGCCGATCCAAGATACGGAACTGTTTATCCTGTATATTATTTGGTGGATGAGAATGGTGTTGCCATTAGATCTAACCATGGACAGCTATTACAGGTTGGCCCACAGGCGGTATTGAAGAGTAGACAGCAAAGATTTGAAGATTCATCTATTGATGCGGCTTTGCTTAGAGATGAAGCAAGGCGTAAAGAAGAGGTTTTCGATGCTCTTACTCAACCAATAAAAAGTAAATTTGCTAGAACTATGTTTGCGATAGATTAATGAGAGATGCTGATTCTAATAACTTCTTTGTTTCTGTGACCCCAGAAATACAAGATCTTTCAACCACATCTTGGGGTGAAGGTTTTGTTGCGACTATGGCATATAACAATATGCCTTTTGTTGAGAACATAGAAGAAAAACAATTATTTGATGATATCCCTATTGATAGAAGCTTTATTGCGGCAGACAATATTCGTGAAGAGTATCTTCCTTATTACGATGATTTGTTAAGAGCAAAAAACTTAGATCATCTTCGTTATTTAGAAGGGCGAGTACAAAAAGCTATTGATCGCAGAAACGAATTATCTGGTGCGCCTATTACCTCAACTATAGCTGGTTCTGTTATTGATCCTTTGTTTGCTTTAAATTTTGTCCCTGGAATAAATATAGTAAAAAATTCTGCTACTATAGGCAGGGCAACATACAATGCTGGCAAAGTTGGTTTAGCTTATGGCATTGCATCTGAAGCCAGACGTGCGCCGTTTGCTGTTGGTGATTTGCCTTATGAATCACAACTTAACATAGCCACAGACACTATTGTGTCTGGTGCATTTGGCGGCATTGTAAAAGGTGCAGATCCATTTATTAGATCTTCTGGCAATAAATTAAAGAATCTATTTACTGGCAAAAAATTTAATCATGTCTTTGACGATAATGTGGACAAGGCAAAGTTGTTATCTGATGTCGGTGAAGATGATTATGATGCTGTTGTTGGTAATCCTTACTTTGGTTCATTTGGACAAAGAGTGCTTGGGATGGATGTTCCAGATGAAATTAAAGAAATATTTATAAAATTATCATATAACTCTTCTGTTCCATTGTCTGGCACTGCAAGAAAAGCTGTGCCTCAATCAGTAATACAGCGTTCATTTGTTTATGAAGGCTCTGCTAGACGCTTAGAAGATGGATTGCGTAATTTGCATTCAGAACAGATGCTTGGAAACAAAAGGGCATCTAAAGTATTTGGCGCGTACACAGCAGACTTTAATCCATTCAATAAAAGCTTTGATGATTGGGTAGAGGATACTATTAATAGGTATATTAAACTATCTTCTCCTGATCCAGCAGTCGTGCGTTCTGCGAGGGATGGTTTAAGCAATCAGCAAAAACAAGCACATAGTCAATTGAAAGAGTTCTTTGAATCATTTGATCAAGATGCAAGATATGTTGGTTTGCTTATGGACGATGCCCAAGTATCTGCTCGTATTGCNAANATAGATGAANNNATTGCTGANAAGANCTGANAAGTTAGCAAAGCTTGANGCAGANATNCGCAANCANGGNAGCTTTACAAAGAAGCAAGAAACACTTCGNAAGACATTAGATGATGAAATTGAATCTCTTCGTGCAAGGCGTGTCGGTTTAGAAGATGTATTGCAGTCTCCAACCCGCAAGAATTATGTGTTCCCTATTTATTATGACAAAATAAAGTTAAAGGACAATCTTTCAAGGCAAGAGTTAGAAGATATCTTTACTGAACATTATACTAGAGAAGGCTTGTTAGACCCAAAAACATCAGCAAACAAAACCTTGTCAAGAATTATGGAAGAGAATGCTGATGATTTAGAATTAGAAATGGCAACTGGAAATGCTGGTAGCTTTAAACATTTAAAGCACAGAAAAACTAATATTGATGAACATTTGATTTCAAATTTTATGCGAAAAGATATGGGTGCTATTTATGCATATGCGCAACGCATGGGCAAGCGCATTGAATTTCATCGTGCGTTTGATGGTCAAAGCATTGATCAAGTTCTTGATAACATTGAAAAAATTGCCAGAAAAGCAAAGCTAAAAGAAAAAGATATTGCTACAATTAGATCACAATTTAATGGTGAATATGATCGAGTGATGGGTGCGTTGATGCGCAACCCTGATAGCTTGACCGCGCAACTTGCAAAATTTTTTAAAACATATGCTGGTTGGGCATATCTTCCATTTGCTGGTCTTTCTGCTGTAACTGATGCTGGCTCAATTGTTCTTGCTCATGGTTATAGAGACGTTATTGCGGCTGGTCGTGCTGGTTTACAAGATAACCTAGCTGGCAAAGTGTTAAAAGATGCTCAGTATGCCAATGTTGCTGTTGAGTTAGCTAAAGCTAGTGTTCAACAAAGAATACTTGGTGACAGCATTAAAAGCGTTCAAATGAACAAACTTGAAAAAGTGCAAAGTATTGGCAATAGATTTTTTTATACTCTTAATGGCCTTGGGCCAATCACTCAAGCTGGCAAGACTTTAGATCAAATTCTTGTAAATGATAAGTTCTATAAGCTTGCGCAAAAAAGACTTAATAATTCTATTTCCGTTAGAGACAATGAATTTCTTAATCGTTATGGTATTGATGATGAATTGGCTCAGTACATAACAGAAATGCCATTTCAGAAACATGATAGCAGTAAGTTTTTCTTTGCAAATACAGATAATTGGCCTCGCTCCACAGCGCAAGAAAGAGATCTTTTAAGAAGATATCAAGCCGCAACAGCCGCTCACGCTGACAATACTATTGTTATGGGNCAAGCTTTTGATAAGCCATTAATCATGGATGGCGTTACATTTATCCGCGACAATCCATTCTTTAAAGCGGCTCGTAANTTGCANCCNAATTTGTTTGCAATAGACAAACGTGCTTCTACAGCAACTACCAAACTTGTTCGCATTGAATCACAGGCNATGACGATTCCATTTACGTTTATGAATTTTGTGTTTGGCGCAAATAATAAAATACTTGGTGCTATTCGTGATCCATATAGAAAATATAGAGTGCAGGGTGCGACAGCACTTATTGGGCTTTCTTACGTTTCATTTGAACTTAAAAATATGTTGGGTTCTGCTAAGTGGTGGGAAAGGGAAGACGAATCTTTAGATATTATGGCAAGATTAGTAGATCACTCTGGCTTACTAGGAATATATTCTGATCTTGGTTATATGGGTTTAAGCATTGCTGGCAATCTTGCTGACAATCCTTCTGATTTTATTATTGAACCTAAATATGTTAGCAGAGATAAAGACGAAAGAATGACTGACGCTATAACAGAGCCTCTTGGCGCACCAGTTTCTTTGGCACTTGGTTATGCTAGAGCGTTTCAAGATTACATGAATGGTGACACTGCTGATGCGGCTAGAGAAATTATTTACAATACACCAATATTATCTATCCCTATGATTCGGCAAGACATTAATGATCTTTTGAGTGGAAGAGGCCGTTTTTAATTGTGCGTGGATAATTTATATTGTGCGTGATAAGGAGAAGTCATGACTATTAACTTGGCAGATAATGATCCCAGAATTTCTTACAGTGTTGCACAAGGTGTAACGCAAACAAGTTTTGCTGTTCCTTTTGAATTTTTTGCTGACGCTGATTTAAATGTATATGTAGATGGCACGCTTAAAACTCTTACAACAGATTATACGGTCACTGGTGGTGACGGATCAACTGGAACTGTTTCTATTAGCGTTACTGGTGCTACTGGTGGCTCTACTGTTGTTATAACAAGAGACATTGCGCTTGAAAGAACAACTGACTTTCCAACATCAGGCCCTTTTGATGTTGTTTCTCTTAACTCTGAATTAGATAAACAGATTGCGATGATCGCTGATTTGCAAGATAAAGCAGATCGCGCTTTACAAGTTGAAGATTATGACACAGAGGTTTCTTTTAAATTACCCCTGGCAAATGATCGTAAGGGTAAAACACTAGCATTTAATGAAACCACTGGTGCTGTTGAAGCTGGGCCATCTATTGCAGATGTTCAAACTGTATCTGCGGCATCTGCTGATATTGCTACATTAGCTGATATTGAAGATGGTACTGACGCAACAGATGCTATTCAGACTGTCGCTAGCATCTCAGCTAACGTGACAACGGTTGCTGGTATTGCGGCTAATGTGTCTACCGTTGCTGGCAACACATCAAACATTAACGCTGTGGCGGCTGACGCTACCGATATTGGCACAGTAGCCACAA